GGCTAAACGGTGGTGGCAAAAAAAGCGGTTGGCTTTAACTCCTAGACAACCTTAAATCGGTAGATGCCGAGCCTATGAAAAGGTGGATATGTTGCGGTAATAACTCAAGCCCTGACTAGAGATAGTCGGGGCTTTTTATTATCTAAATTTGGAGGCAGAAAATGCAATTAGCAAATCCCGAAAATTTTAAACAGTTTGTACAAAATAAAGGATCTAAAACTATTACCACATCAGAAACTGTAGCAAAAGTTTTTGGCAAGTATCATTACCATGTTATACGTGATATCCGTGAAATTTTAGAATCTGGTGATGACGAATTTAACCGAACCAATTTTGGTTTGGTTGAATATATCGACAAAAAAGGCGAAAAGCGCCCAATGTTTGAGATGACAAAAGACGGATTTATGTTGTTGGTTATGGGATATAAAACCAAAAAAGCAATGGCAATTAAGATCGCTTACATCAAAGCATTTAATTTTATGCAAGATCAATTGCTATCTGGCAACATGACATTGCTTGAGCAATATTACCAAGCCTTAGGTGAGCATAAAGCCGAAAAACAATTAGCAAGCGTTTGTGGTAAAGCATTGAATGAATGGAAAGGTAAAAAGCCGTTGCTTGAAGCAACACTAAAAATCTTTGAAGACAAATTGCAAATTGAGTTACCACTACTTAACTAACCGCACCGTAAAAAGTGCGGTTTTTTATTGGGGCAAAAATGGCTATCTACGACAGAGACGAACTCGAAGAAAAAATCCGAACGCTTGATGAAAAGATCGAAAACGCCCAAAGCCAAGTTAGCTTTAATGGGCGTTCGGTATCTTATCAAGTGTCCGAATGGACTAAACAACGTGACCGCTATCAACAAATGCTTAATGAGCTATTAGCGGAAACAAGACAGCACGTTAAACGCCACAGAATCAAATATGCGAGATTTTAAACGATGGGAATATTAGATAAAACGATTGCCGCAATCTCGCCTAAATGGGGCGCACAGCGAGCAAAAAGTCGTTATGTGATGAATGCGTATGAGGCGGCTATGCCAAGTCGTACACATAAAGCGAAACGCGAAAGCCAAGGTGCGAACATATCAACAAAACAAAGTGCGGTAAGTTTGCGAGAGCAGGCAAGGGCGTTAGACCAAAATCACGACATTGTGATCGGCATCTTGGACAAAATGGAAGAGCGTGTTATCGGCTCAAGAGGTATCCACATTGAGCCGCAACCTCTTAACTTAACTGGTGATGTTGACGAGGAGTTGGCAGAGCAAATCCGCAAAAAATGGGCGGAATGGTCGGTGCGACCGGAAGTTACCGGACAATTTACTCGTCCCGAACTAGAGCGGATGTTGTTGCGAACATGGCTCCGTGATGGAGAGGTATTTATCCAACTCGTGCGTGGCGTAGTGGTCGGGTTAAATCATAGCACTGGCATTGCATTTAGTCTTGAGGCATTAGAGCCTGATTTTGTGCCAATGTGGCAATCGGATACCGCAAATGTAATCCAAGGTATAGAGATTAATGCTTGGCGTCGTCCTGTGTCTTACCGTGTTTACATGGACAACCCGCAGGAAAATAACCGCACCTACGGGCGAGTTAAATCAGTGCCGGCAGAAAATATGCTGCACCTTGCGTTTAAAAAACGCTTACACCAGTTACGTGGCGTATCTATGTTGCACGGTGTAATTGTTAGACTCGCCGACTTAAAAGACTACGAGGAGAGCGAGCGTGTAGCCGCACGAATTGCCGCCGCCTTTACGATGTACATCAAAAAAGGCGATGCCGCACTTTACGGAGATAATGATGATTACAGCGCAGACAGTCCGGAGCGAGATTTTGAGATTGCTCCAGGTGCAATCATTGATGATTTAAAACCTGGTGAGGACATCGGGTTAATCAACTCAAACCGACCAAACGTTAACCTCGAAACCTTTAGAAACGGTCAATTAAGAGCAACGGCTGCTGGTACTCGCTCAAGTTACTCAAGCATTGCACGTGACTACAACGGCACATACTCAAGCCAAAGACAAGAATTGGTTGAAAGTTTTGAGGGGTATGCGGTTTTACAAGATACCTTTGTCGCGCACATCTCACGCCCGATATACAGAGAATGGCTAAAAATGGCGATTGTTAGTGGCGAAATTGAGGTGCCAGTCGATATTGATCCTGCATCACTTTATAACGCTGTTTATAGTGGACCAGTTATGCCGTGGATTGATCCGACAAAAGAGGCGCAAGCGTGGAAAGAGCGCATTAAAGGTGGATTGGCAACGGAAAGCCAAGCTGTACGAGCGGGCGGTAGCAATCCAGCAGAAGTTAAACGCAGACGAAGAGTTGAGGTTGAGGAAAACCGCAAATTTGGTCTCAAGTTTGACACAGATTTAACTAACACAGGTACGACAAATGAAAAAGCAAAAGATGATTCTGTCGCCGGTGGCGATGGCAACGAGCGCGACAAAGACGAATAACCAGTCTTGGTACTCAATCAAAGCCAAAGCCAACGATACGGCAGAAATCTCAATTTATGATGAGATCGGATTTTGGGGAGTATCTGCAGCGAGCTTTGCGCAGGACTTAAAAGACTGCGGAAACAATCTCAAGCAGATTAACTTACATATCCACTCCCCAGGTGGTGATGTTTTTGACGGAATCGCTATTTACAACTTGCTAAAAAATCATCCAGCCAATGTAACAGTTTACATTGACGGTTTGGCGGCAAGTATGGCGAGCGTTATTGCAATGGCAGGAAATGAAGTAATCATGCCAGAAAATGCAATGATGATGATCCACAAGCCTTGGGGTATCCAAGGTGGCGATGCTGAGGATATGCGCAAGTATGCCGACTTATTAGACAAAGTCGAAAATACGCTAATCCCAGCTTACGCAAACAAAACCGGGAAAACACCGGAAGAATTAGCAGAAATGCTATCGGCGGAAACTTGGCTCAACGGTAAAGAATGCGTTGAGCAAGGCTTTGCCGACAAACTAGCCGAACCACTTGTGGCGATGGCGTCTATTAAATCACGAAAATTAGAGGACTTTGAAAAAATGCCTAATGAAATTAAAAATATGTTGTTTAAGCCACAAGGCAACTCTGGCGCATCTGCACCACAAGCAACACCAACTGAACAATCAGCGCCAGTTAATAAATCATCAACTGTGCCAGTAGATAATACAGCTCAAGTGCAAGCCGAGTTAAACAAACGCAATGCAGATATTAAAGCGGTATTTGCTCCGTTTGGCTCAGCTCACGATTCTTTGTTGGTTGAGTGTTTGGGTGATTTATCAATTACCGCAGAGCAAGCCAAAGACAAGTTATTGGCTAAACTTGGCGCAGGTACAACCCCAAGCGCAGCAGTAACGCCTTATGCAGATAACGGTAATATTGTTGGTGATAGCGTTAAACAATCTTTGTTAGCCCGTGCCGGTATCGACAAAGACAAAGCAGATGCCAAAGACAATGCCTACAACGCAATGACCTTGCGTGAGCTTGCCCGGGCGTCATTGGTTGATCGTGGTATTAGCGTGTCAGGTCATAATGCAATGAGCATGGTTGGCTTGGCATTTACGCACTCAAGCTCTGATTTTGGTCAAATCTTAATTGATGTGGCGCACAAATCATTGCTCAAAGGTTGGGAAACCGCAGCGGAAAACTTTGATCAGTTTACCTCTCACGGCACATTAACCGACTTCCGCCCAGCGAAACGCGTTGGTTTAGGTGACTTCGGCTACTTGCCTCAAGTTGGTGAGGGTGAGGAGTACACCTACGGCACAATCGGCGATGAGGGTGCAAGCGTTGCATTAGCAACATACGGGCAGTTATTTAGCATTACCCGTCAAGCAATCCTTAATGACGACATGCACTTGTTGACAAAAATCCCTGAAAAAATGGGACAAGCTGCACGTGCGACAATCGCTAAATTAGTGTTTGCCTTGTTAACAGGTAACGCGATTGCCCAAGATGGCAAAAAATTATTTGATGCCTCTCACAAAAACTCATTTGATAATGCAGCATTGGATGTAACCAATATTGATAAAGCTATCCAACTGATGAATGGCTTTGTTAATGCTCGCGGTGAGCCACTAGCAATCGAACCTGAGTTTATGTTGTTGCCAACATCACTCTACACCCGTGCTAAACAGATTCTAGGCTCTGCAAGTGTTGAAGGTGCTGATATTAACTCTGGCATCATTAACCCAATCCGCGATGTTGTGCCCGCGCTTAAATCAGCGCGTTTACAAGTCGCCGATCCGAAATCTTGGTACTTAATCAACAAAGAGGCTATTGAGGTATCTTACCTTGACGGTATCGACACCCCGTACATTGAGCAACAAAACGGCTTTACCGTTGACGGTGTATCAACCAAAGTACGCATTGATGCAGGTGTTAACGTGATTGACTATCGTGGCATTGTAAAAGTTACTAACAAGTAACTTAAATCCCCTAAATAACGCCCGCACTTTTAATTGAAGTGCGGTTTTTTGCTAAATAAATCATAGGATTAAATAAATATGGCTAAAAATTACGTACAAGGCGGAAACACCGTGCGCTTTACCGCTGCTGCTAATGTAAAAAGTGGTGATGTGGTGCTTTTAGAAAATCTTGCCACAATCGCAGTATCTGATGTTGCTCAAGGTGGTGTTGGTGTTGGTTTAACTACTGGCGTTTTCACGGTTAAAGCAAAGGCGGCCGATGATATCAAACAAGGTGCGATTGTTTACTGGTCAACTGATGGCGCAACAATTACCGCTGGTAGTAACAAACGCTTAGGCGTTGCGTGGCGCGCAAGCGGTGCATCTGTGGACACCGTAGATGTCAAGATCAACGCTTAGTCCATTTGATAACGCATTAGCACAGGCGGACAAAGTCATATCAGATGTGATGATGTCCGTCTATGTTATCAATGGCAAAAAATATAAAGCGGTTTTAGATGAGGAGCCAAGAGTTATGGGTGGTGGCGATGATTATTTGATCAATGGCACAACCAGAACTTTATCTCTTTTTAAATCATCTGGCTATAAACCAAAACTTGGCGATGTTATCACAGCATCTAATGCTAAATATGTCGTTCGTGGTTTTAGTTTTGAAGATGGGAAGATTGTATTGCAGTTGGAGTAAATGTGGCGTCTAAGATCGAAGGATTGGCGGCATTACAGGCTAATTTTGAAAAATTAGCTAGTCAATCTGTGCCTAAGTGTGTGGCGAAAAGCATTAATAAAGTAGCGCGAAATGCCATTAAAAACGGAACAAAAGCCGTATCAAAAGAGGTTAAAGCGCCAATAAAATTAATCAAAAAGCGAGTCCAGCTAACTAAAAAAGCCACACTTCGGAGACCTGTTGCAAAGATACGTGTAAACCGTGGAAACTTGCCTTTAATTCGGTTGCTAGAAAGCTCTAGATATCGGATTAATATAGGACGAGGGCAGGTTAAAATCGGGCAACATAGAATCCAGAGAGGGTTTATCCAAACCCTATCAAGCGGACGAAAGCAGGTGATGCAGCGCAGAGGGAAATCTCGCTATCCTATTGACGTTGTGAAAATACCGCTTGCTACACCTTTAACCAATGCGTTTCACCGTGAACTGAAGAATTATTCAGATCAGGTGAAAGTTGAACTATCGAAAGAATTGAACTCTGTTTTTCGAAAATAAGGAGTAGGCGGTGCAAATACATAAGAAAATTAGACATCAAATTTTTAATTTACTCAATACTAACATTATAGGTGTTGAGAATTATTATTCGGGTCGCCCTTTGTTTATTGATATAGATCAAGAGACATCGGCAATCGCGATATCCATTGATGATATCTCTTGTGAGTCAATAGATCTTTGCCATCACGAATATACTGCAACCTTAAACATCTCAACTTATTTGAAAACCGCTGTAGGTGATGATGAGCTAGACGATATCGCGGAGCAAATTAAACAACGACTGGAGAGCGCTATAGCGAGTGACGAGCTAGCGGAAACTATCCAAGAAATTGATTTGATGAGCTATGAATATGATCAAGACGCAACAAATCGCACCTGGTTTATCTCCAGCCTTAAGTATCAAATTAAATACGAGGACTAAATATGTCAACACAAACAACCCCTTTCCAAGGGACTAAGTTTTATTTAGGCGTTGGCTACGACACAGAAAAAGCTATCACAGCTTGTACTGTTACGCCAAATGCCACAATTACCGCAACAGGTAACGGCTTAAAAGCTGGTGATTTTATCCGAATCACTGGATTAGGTGCTTTAGATGGCTGTTATCCTGTGAAATCTGTTTCGACTGACACAGTAACGCTTGCTGACGAAGTGGACTGGAAAGGTTTTGACAAACCGACTGATTTTACTAAGGCAAAAGTCTCAAAAATCCAATTATCATTTCAATTTTACCTTATTCTAGTGCAAATGAGAACTAAAAGCTACGGCAATACCAAAAGTAAGTCTTGTGAAATCCTCTAGTTCCT